GTGTCGGCGTCCGCGACGCATTATACGCCGACGCGCGTTCGTAAATATAATGTACTTCGACAATTTCGCCGAAAGTAAATTCTTGCGAAAAATCGCAGAAATTGCGTTCGTCTCGATTGTACCAAACAGCATACATTTCGCCGTCGACTGTCACGGCGCTGGCGTCCGATACTGTTTCGCCTGTACCTTCACAATAAAACGAATGGTTTTCGACGCAGCGCGAACACCACTGTTCTGTGTATCGAACGTCTGTATAAACGCTGGTCGTTTCGTTCGCCGACCGTTCGCAGCGTTCGCACGTTTCGCCACGTTCTAAGCCGTCCGTCGTGTCGGCGTAAATTTCGCCGTCGCTGTCAATTTTAAGAAATTCAGCGTTAAAAATTGAAACGCTTTGTATTCCGTCCAAATACGGCAAAATCAAACGATTGTTATTTTCGCAGACCAGTCGACGAATACGCGCACCTTCAAAGTCGCCTCGACTATATCCAGCGCGCTTTAAAGCATGTTCTAAGCGTTCGACGTCGCCGTAAATCCGATAAAATGTCATCGCTTCACGACAGATAAGCGCGCGCGCAGAAAAATGGCCGTTTTCGTTTTTCAAATAAGCCAGCTGCAAGTCGCTGTCGCCGTAAACGCGAACAGGGTGCTGGCTGGACGAAAAATAGCCTAATCCTTTCGACATACAGCTATTCGGCCCGTTTCTATAAACCTCCTCTATTTCGTCAGCTGTTGTTGCAATTAAAAACGATTGTCCGACGTAAATATTGGCGTGTTCCAACGCTATTTCCTTAACCATGTCTGGCGACATTTCTGGACAATATTGCGTCAAATACGACCCGACACGAATAGGCGTTTGAATGTCGGCTCCGCCTTTAATGGCGTCTTGAGTATATGCAATTTTAGACGGGTCGCGCTTGGAAACGTGGATAGCGTGTTCACTAAATAGGTCTGGATTAAAGCCAGCGCGAACCATCCAAACGCAATATTTCGCCAACCATTTCGGACTTTCATAATGTCCGCTGTCAAAGCGTTCTTGTTCGCGCGCTTTCCAGTCGACGTTGTTTTCGGCGCGACGGACTTGGTATTTCTTGCCAGCTGTCGCCGTCATTGCGCGCGCGTAGTCCGCAGCTGCGACGCCGTTTGCAAAAATTAACGGGTCGCCTGATATATTCAATTCAAGCTGATTTGTTTCTAAGCATAATACATTGAACATTTTAGATTTTCCTTTTTTCTGATTTAAACACAGTCGATAATCGTTTCGCCGTCCAGCAAGACATAAGACAGCTTTTCATCCGAAAGCCCGAAACAGCGTTTTGTTTCGTTTATTATTTCCAGCGCGTCGTAAATTGCGCTTTGATCCAGACCCTTATGCGTTTCGGCATAATCAAGCGATACGCAGTAAAGAGCGTTTTCCGCTTTCGCTTGCTGGTAACTTAGCTGGTCGCCTTTGAAAAAACCAAGCGTTAATGGTTTAGACATTGATTTTATTTCCTTTTTTCCGTTTCGTTTCGTTTGGACGCAAGGGTCCAGACTGATTTCTGGTCTTATTCGACAATATAGTCAAGCGAACGCTGGCGTATGGTTAAGCAATTATTACGGTTTTTGTTTCAATTTTTCGGAAATTCCGCTGGCTGGCCGACCTAAACAGACAGACTTAAAGCCAGACTTATAAAGGAATAGAAACAAGCCAGACGAATAAGCCAGACTGATAAGGTTAAGCCAGAATGACAGACGCCAGTCAAACAAAGCCAGCCAGCAAGCCGCGCGTAATCAAGCCAAGCCGCAAGCGCGACATAACAGCCAGCGACGCCGTTGTTATTGCCAAGCCAGACGGAATAAGTCCGCGCGGACGTCCGCTGATATATAGTGAAGCAATCGCCGACAAAGTACTCGACTATCTCGCAGACGGTCGCAGCTTGCGCTGGATATGTAATCAAAAGCACATGCCAGACGGAAGCACGATCAGGAAATGGTTAGCGCGCGTGCCAGATTTTGCCAAACAATACGCTTATGCGCGCGACCAGCAAGCGGACACGCTATTCGACGAAACGCTTAATATTGCAGACGCGCTGTCGGACAAAAGCACAAACGAGCAAATACGAAAGGCACAGCTGCAAATCGACACGCGCAAGTGGCTGGTCGGAAAGCTGCGTCCGAAAAAATACGGCGACCAGCTTAAATACGCTGGCGACGAAACAACGAATACGCTGGTTCTACAGACTGTTAATATCGCCAAGCTGGACTTCGACGAACGCGAAACGCTCGCAGACATGCTTAAAGCGATTGCGCCAGCCAGCGACATAGACACGCTTTAAAGCCGTTTTAAGGGGTCGCCAGCGTCCGACAGCTGGTCTGCGCTGTCTTGGTATAGTCAAGCTGCGACTTTGCCGCCTATGACGTTTTCACGTTTTGTTCCGTTTCCATTATAGGAACATAAGCATATCTATAGTCAAGCAAGACTTGTGCCAGCTATGGTCAAGCAATGTTCATGCCAGATATGCTTAAGCAATGTTCATGCCAGATATGGTCATGTTCACGTTTTGTTCCGCGTTTCCGTTTTGTTCACGGTTTGTTCACGGTTTGTTCTTTGTTCATGCTTTGTTCCTGTTTTGTTCTAGGGTGGGGTGGGTGGTGGCATACCCCCGCAGGGTGGCGAAGCGGCGGTGTAGCTGTCCCCCGCATCTCACGTAACATCCCCAAAATTCCCCAAAACATACCCCCCCCCGTGTCTTCCACCCCTATATCACTTAGCGCTATACACCGCCCCTAACTGACACCCCTATGTTAGATTGCCCTACAAAAATATTCCTTGTAAGGCATGCCCTGCTTTGATACATGACCGCCTCTCGCGGGTGTTTGTGTATCCCGTTGTAGTCTACGCTAATGCAGGACAATGGCTGGTGGTCTGTCGCTGGCGGCGTATCCTGTAGCCCCCTCATGTTGATTCCGTGTGAGGCTTTGTTGGGTGCCAGCCAATCGTGCTGACAACGGACACCATCATTTTAATGTTTAGAGGGGGTGGGTGGGGTTTGTATTAGCGACCCCTACCCCCGTATAACTAATACACAGTCTTGTGACTCCGGTACTTGACCTGCCAGAATTTACACGCTATGCAAATTGTATGAGTTACTCATAGGAGGTTCCTTTCCTGCAGCCGCAGCAACAACGGGCAAGTGTAAGGGGTAGCGCTTTCTTCATAGGCGTCCTGATGGCACTACAAGGTAAAGTTCGGTACTCCTATGAGAGTTAGGCATGACGGCCGTGAAACTTTACAAGTTGCCACCTTAACCATAACGGAGAAAATGAAATGGATTTAGAGGAACTTAAAAACGCTAGACTATACATGCCCCATGAGATGACGGATATTGTTATTTTCGCAAGCAATAAAGAGGAATTTAAAGTTGATTTTCACCCTTTGGTGCTTGAATCAGAATGGGCGAAATCATTTACTATTCAAAACCTTAAAAACACCATTGAGTATTTGGAAAACGAAAAAATAAAAGTACCGACGCTTTTAAATGCTGAAGTTTTATCATTTCCTTCTAAACAAAAGGAACCATAAACATGACCATAGATATTGTAAAACGATTACGCCATACTGAAGATGAAACTGCCACTATTGGGCAGGAATTGGTTTATCTTAAGGTTCCTGTAAATCCAGATGGCCCAGAAGCCGCTGATGAGATTGAGCGGTTGAGCAAAGAACTTGCCCGATACAAATACGCAACGGGCGTTTTGTTAACGTCCTTTAACAGCAAATGGCAAAGCCGCACCCCCGCAGAAATTTTACGAGCAGCACTGGAGGAACCACAAGCATGACTATATCCCGTCGCAAGTTCCTTACTGGCTTAACTGCACTTGTAGCTACACCTGCTGTGATTCGGTATTCTGGTGTTATGGCTGTTAATGCAGCACAAGCTACACCGTTTGCCACCGTCACAGGATTGGATTTATCCGGCCAGATGGTTGTTCACAAACTGTGGGAACCAACTAACGTCAATTTGTTTGCAGCTACGCCAGAATTTCTTAATATGAGCCGGGTCACTTCATGGGATTATGCTATTCCTAAAATTCAGTTACCTGCACCACCATTTGTATTAGATGACCGCGCCGTAGACCAAATCATAGCAGACCGCATCCTAAAACAAGAGCAACAGCGCGAAGCTTGGCGCACTCAATACTTTGATGGGTTTAAATTAAATCCTGACATTACATCAGTAAAGGATAACTGGTGACATGACTACAGAAAATACATTCCTCATAGAACCATACATCCCTAACCACCCATCCGTAAAAGAAGACATAGAAGTTTTAAAAAAAGAATATGTGTCGTGGTTAGACAGAAGTAAGTCGGAATTTGAACAGCAACTAATCTACGATAAGTGGCATCTGGACTGGCTGGAACGGTCTAAAGCATTGGCGGTTAGCCCAATAGACCAAGAATGGTTTCAGGAACAAATTGATTACGTGAAACGACAAGATGAGAAAATGAGGAAGTTAAATGACCATAGACCTTAACGAACACATGGAAAAGAAAAAGCAGGAACGCCACATTGCGGCATATGATGCCATTGGCGCGGCTGTTGATGGCATGAGCATAGGAACCATCCTGCACATCCTGTCAGTATTCTCTGCGACGGTTTTAGACCAGTTAGATGAACCAGAACGCAGTAAGGCCGCTATGGTATTTGCATCTGTTATTATGGAAAGCAAAACCCAACCAGAGGCACCAGTGCAATGAGTGACGATCCAGTAATGCGCTACGTTGACGTATTAAAAGACAGAATAGAAATGCTTGAGCGTGAGTGCGCCCAATCAATTGCGCAAATAGATAAAATGGAAGCCATAATATTTGCCTACTCACAAATAACAAACTTAACCATATCAATCAACGAGAGCGACGATGACAATAAACCAAAGTACGACTGACAACCCACACTATGTGACGCCTGAAGAAGCTGAAGATAAGTTATGCCCACTATTTCCAAATGATACTTGCTATGGCCCAAGGTGCATGGCTTGGCGGTGGGAAATGAAACCAAGTATGTTAATTAATTGGGCTGCAACCAAATATCAACCGGACCCGCAACCGCATTGGATTAGGATTGGCGACCATCCTTATAAAGATGCAATAGACAGAAATTCCGGTCAATTTATTGAGGGTACAGGAAAGGGCTATTGCGGGATGGTGCGGTCATGAGAAAGTGGATAGTCCGCCATGAACGGGACGGCGACAACGTGGTGGCGCTGTGGGAGAACGAAGACGGCGACCGCTGGTATGTGCAGGTCGTTATTAACGGAAAGGTGCAGTGGTGATGGAACTAATGAATAAAATAATGTTTGGGCTTTTAATATTTGCAACCATTGGTCTTTTGGTTCCGATTATTATCGTGTTCGGAGCAATGGCTTGGTGGATTGTATTTGATTTTATTGCTCATGGTGTATTGCCGCATTGAAGGAGGGTGAATGATGGGTATGCTTAAAGAATGGTATGAGGCTTGGTTGCGCGAACAAGAAGCTACAAAGGGTGACCCGGCGCGACCTATGTATAAGTTTCCTAATGAAATAGTTAAGGCATTGCGTCAACAAGCACAAAATTGTGAAGACGGCGAACGCAATCTTAAAACTGGCATTTCTTCTTGGCCCAAGGAAACAACCCTTGAATGGGCAGCCGCTGATTTGATTGAGGAGCGGTTGGAGGAAATACGGCATTACGAAAATATGCGCGATAGATTTGTGGAACTTTGGCTGGACTTGCGCGATTTACTAGGTGGTGATGATGACGAAACGATGGCCTGATTATTGGGATTTGTGCCTACAATGTAGATACGCAGGTCTAGACCATGTGGCGGATTTTATTCATGAGATGATGGATGAAACGCGGCAGATGCATGAGGCTTTGTCTAAGATATCCCATGCACAATATAACGCAGATAGCAAAGATATAGCTAACGCAGCTATAGAAAAATCTAAAAAGTTTGAAACTAAAGTTAGATTAAAGGTGATAAAATGAATCAGGAAACGGTGTGCTTAGAAGCTATTTTTACACTTAACGCGCTTGTTGAAGAATATCTTAATGAATTTAACATGCGGCCAAAACCAAAAGAAGTTGGCATTCCTCAAACAAAAGCAGAAAAAGCGGCAGAAGCCATGCTTAATGCTTCGTCAGCGGACGAGTTAACCAACACAACCGTGATAACTGCCATTAGGCGAACAGTAGGAGTTATGCGAGATATTGAGCAAGATTTGATCAGCCATGACTTGAGTAAATATATAGAACGCCGGAGAAGGGTGGAGCAGCTTGGGTCAATTATGCATATTAGCAGCGCTTACCCAGAAAGCGCAGTTAAACGGTTAAAATTGCTTAAGCCTGAAAAAGTCTCTATTAAGGCAGCATGACTTATGACCTTAACAATTTGACTGAAGGCCAAAGGCGGGAAATGTACCGCCAAGCCAAAGCCTTGAACTACGAAGAAAACCTTTACGCTTTTACAGAAAGGGCGTGGCGTGAAATTGACTCCGCGCCCTTTGCTGAAGGCGGGTTTGCATTACAGGCAATATGTGAGCATCTACAAGCGTGTGCGGACGGATATATTAGGAATTTAATCATAAACGTGCCGCCTAGATTTTCAAAATCTACCATTACTGGGACTATGTTCCCAGCTTGGGTATGGACACAAAGCAATCATACGCCTATGTCTGGGCCGGGTATGCAATTTTTACATTCGTCTTACGCAATGAATTTATCAGTGCAAGATTCGGTAAAATGCCGCCGACTTATTGAGAGCAAGTGGTATCAGACGCTGTGGGGGGATAGGTTCAGGCTGGTTGGTGATCAAAACACCAAGACGCGCTTTCAAAATGACAAAAACGGTATACGTAATACAGTGTCGGTCGGATCAGCTACAACGGGTCTTGGCGGTAACTATTTAATTGCCGACGACCCTAACAACGCGCAAGAAGCAAATTCAGAAGCTATTGTTGCATCTACCATTGAATGGTGGGACATGGCTTGGTCTACCCGTCTTAATGATCCTAAAAAGGGTGTTAAAATTGTCATTCAACAAAGGCTTTCCGAAAACGATATTACGGGGCATATTCTTTCCAAGGACATTGGCGAGTGGACCCATCTGTGCTTGCCAATGAGGTTTGAAGCAGCACGGAGAACCTATAATGTACTTGTCCCCGCAGAATTTAATGACGGCAAACCAATTGTCTGGACTGACGAAAGGACTGAAGAGGGTCAACTCTTATGGCCTGAACGATTTGGAGATACCGAAGTTACCCTTTTGGAGAAGACACTTGGACCTTACGCAGCGGCTGGACAATTACAACAAAGGCCAGAACCAGCGGGTGGTGGTATTATTAAACGCGAATGGTGGGGCGAGTGGACTAAGGAAAAGTTTCCACACAATTTAGAAATTGTTATTGCGTCAGTTGATACAGCCTTCGGCGCAAAAGAATTTGAAGGCGACTTTTCCGCTTGTACCGTGTGGGGTGTGTACCGTGATTCGGGGACAGCTTCCGGTGTAATTGGAAATGACATGGCCGGTTTTTCTCAACGCATTTCGCTTGAAGAGCGGGAAGCTGACGTACCTAAAGCTATCCTTATGCATGCTTGGCAAGGGCGTATGGAGTTGCATGAATTGGTGCAAAAGATAGGTGCATCAGCCAAAGAATGGAAAATTGACTATCTTTTAATTGAAAACAAAGCTTCTGGTATATCCGTCAGTCAAGAATTGCGCCGTTTATTTGGCTATGAAAATTATAGCGTAAGATTGATTGACCCTAAAGGTTTAGATAAAGTAGCGCGTACTTATTCTATTCAACATTTGTTTTCTGAAGGTATGGTCATGGCACCAACCGACCCAGAAGGTGAGGTGTTTAAAGTTTGGGCAGAAATGGTCGTGGCACAATGTGCAACTTTTCCAAAAGGAAAACACGACGACTTACATGATACTGTAACACAAGCATTGAATTGGTTGCGAGGCACCGGAATGTTGCAGCGCGGTGCTGAACGGACTGCAGAATTGGCTGCAAATAATACTTGGCGTGGCGCAAGCGAAAACCAGCCACTTTACCCAGTTTAGGAGAGTACAATGGCTAAGCATACATGGCAGATTACGCTTAATAAGTACGACAACGCTGGTGTAGACCAGTTATATGTTAAAGCAGATTCATGTGACATATACGAAGGTGCTATAAAATTTCACATTGACCCAGCCAAAACAGAAGAAAATCCATACCCTGAAAGCGTATTGGTTGCCTTTTTGCCGTCAGATCGTGTGTTTGAAATTGAAGTTTTGGACGACGAAACTGGCGAACCGGCTGGTTTTTTGCCAGTAGAGGAAGAATAAATGGCCGACAACCCGCATTTTATGACGCCAGAGGAAATGTCCAAAGTGATTTGTCCCTTTGGCAGGGGAAACGGCATGCCCGGAAAAGAAATATCCGTTGACGGGCAGCCGCTTGGCAAACCATGCGTCGCTGATTTATGCGCCGCATGGCGTTGGGCGTCATGGGAAGACCCAGAAACCGAAGAATGGGAATATAGTGAAGAGTTTGGGTACTGTGGGATGGTCGGACCGTGACAGAAGAAAAGAAACTACCGGAAGTGCAAACAGTCGTCGCCAAGGATAATGGCGACGGCTCCATTCGCCTATCTTTGGTGATAGACAATAAATTTCATCAATTTAACGTAAAAAGA